ACGCTGTTATTAACCAGAATCCGCCTATAAAGGAACAAGGGAGGGTTAACCTAGTAACTATTATAACAATAACAGTAAATAATGCTTGACTTCTGCTCAGAATTATGCTATACTAACTATATAGTTCATTAAAGCAGAGTTTTAAAGCAACAGAGCGTTAAAGCTTTAAAGCATTATAGACGTTAAAGAGGAATTTAAGATCAAATAATTATTATTCTTAGCCTTACAATGTCTTTAATGCTTTAAAGCTTTAAAGTCTCTGGTGCTTTAAAGCAACAGCGACTACAAAGTCTACATAGTATCTCTATAGAGGCAATTCTGTGACTGAAAAGAAGATAGGAAGACCTAAGAAGGCGAAGGTCAAGAGTGTTACCAAAGGGCAGCGTAAAAGCGTTGGTAGACCTAAAGGTGACGCAGCGGTTATTAACGAATACAAAGCAAGAATGTTAGCATCCCCTAAGAGTAGGAAGGTGTTAGACGCTATTCTGAATGCAGCGTTAGACGATGACCATAAGAATCAGGCAGCGGCTTGGAAGCTCTGCATGGATAGATTGTTACCCGTCAGTTACTTTGAGAAAGACAAGGGAACTAACGGTAAGAGTGCTATTAATATTTCCATTACTGGCGTTGGTGGCGAGACCACCGTCATAAGCGGTAATGAAGAACCCATAGAAGGGGAATACACAGATGTATAATATCAATGAAGACTTAGACTATTTTACTAGGGAAGAGTTTGCTTGTCAGTACACTGGCGAGAATGAGATTAGTGACAGGCTGTTGCTGAAGTTAGATTTGTTACGCGCACGTTGTGGGTTCCCCTTTGTTATCACGAGTGGTTATCGTTCAGAAGACCACCCCATTGAAGCAAAGAAGGAGAAAGCAGGAACTCATGCCCAAGGTATTGCAGCAGATATCAAAGTCAACAGTGGTGTACAACGGTTTAGGATTGTTCAAGAGGCTATCTCGATGGGCTTTTCAGGAATTGGAGTTGCTAGTAGCTTTGTGCATGTTGACATCCGCGACCTTGACGGTAATGAATCTCCTGTAATGTGGACGTACTAGCTTGACTGATTTAAAGGTTGAGCTACTGCCGTGGCAGCAAGAGGTCTACAATGACCCTACACGCTTTAAAGTGATAGCGGCAGGCAGACGTACAGGTAAGAGTAGGTTAGCTGCTTGGTCGCTAATACTGAACTGCTTATCAGCTAAGAAAGGTCAGGTGTTCTACGTTGCCCCTACACAGGGACAGGCTAGGGACATTATGTGGCAGATGCTACTGGAGCTAGGCCATAGCGTTATAGCGTCAAGCCATGTCAACAACCTACAGATTAAGTTTATCAACGGTGCGCTGCTGACGCTGAAGGGTGCTGATAGACCTGAGACTATGCGTGGTGTTAGCTTGAAGTTCTTGGTTATGGACGAATACGCTGACATGAAGCCAGAGGTGTGGGAGCAAATCCTACGTCCTGCTCTTGCGGATCAGAAGGGTGATGCGATGTTCATTGGTACGCCAATGGGACGTAACCACTTCTATGACTTATACCAATACGCTAGTGTATCTGAAGATGAATCGTTTAAAGGTTATCACTACACTAGCTTTGACAACCCGTTGCTAGACCCTAAAGAGATCGAAGCTGCTGAGAAGAGTATGTCAGCCTTCTCATTCCGACAGGAGTTCATGGCAAGCTTTGAGGCCCACGGTAGTGAACTCTTTAAAGAAGAAGATGTTAAGTTTAGCGAGGAAGAGCCTTCTGACGGTGAGTATTATATTGCCGTGGATTTGGCTGGATTTGCAGACGTTCAAAAAGTCACTACCAAAACTAAAAGACTTGATCAGACAAGCATTGCTGTGGTTAAGGCTGGGACTTCTGGTTGGTGGGTTAGTAATATCATACATGGGCGCTGGGGCGTTGAAGAGACCGCCAGACGTATCTTCCAAGCGGTACGAGACTATCAACCAGTTGCGGTTGGAATTGAAAAAGGAGCGTTAAAGAACGCTGTATTCCCTTATCTGAATGACGAGATGAAACGCAATCAACGCTTCTTCCGCATAGAAGAACTCACCCACGGTAACAAGAAGAAGACAGATAGAATCGTGTGGGCGTTGCAAGGACGCTTTGAACACGGCAACATCACATTAAACAAGGGTAAGTGGAATACTCAGTTCCTAGACGAGTTGTTTCAGTTCCCTAATCCTTTAGTCCACGATGACTTGATAGACTCCTTAGCGTACATAGACCAGTTAGCCAAAGTCTCTTATGCTTATGACTATGAAGAAGAGGACTACGAATTCTTAGATAAATACGCAGGATACTAACTATGGAACTAGAAGGCGCAGACAACTTCACCTTAGAGCAGGACATTGAAGGTTGGGTAATGGACAAGTGTGATGGATGGCGAGATCATTACGAAGCCAACTACTCCGACAAATTTGAAGAATACTACCGCCTATGGCGTGGTCAGTGGTCAGCACAAGACCAGACCCGTCAGTCAGAGCGATCTAAGATTATATCTCCTGCACTACAGCAGGCTGTGGAGTCCTCAGTTGCAGAACTAGAGGAAGCTACCTTTGGCCGTGGTAAGTGGTTTGACATTAAAGATGATGTCAGAGATCAGAACCCTGCCGACATTGCAGCCTTGCGTAGTTACTTGGAAGAAGACTTTGCAAAGAACAGAGTCCGTAAGAACGTAGCTGAGTGCCTAATCAACGCAGCAGTGTTTGGCACAGGCATTGCAGAAGTTGTTATAGAAGAAGAAAAAGAAATGGCTCCTGCTACACAGCCTGTTATGGGCGGTGAGCTACAGGCAGTAGGTGTTACCATCAAGGATCGCACTTGTGTTAAGCTGCGTCCTGTCATGCCACAGAACTTCTTAATTGACCCAGTAGCAACAGACATTGACTCTGCACTGGGCTGTGCTGTAGACGAGTTTGTGTCTAGTCATTTGGTTGAGCAGCTACAAGAGAAGGGTGTGTACCGTGACGTACAGCTTACAGAAGCTACTAGTGACTTTAACTTAGAGCCTGACCAAGACCTCACTAGCTTTTCAGAGGACAAGATTAGACTGACTAAATACTACGGCCTTGTTCCTACGCACTTGCTCAAAGAAGCTATGGCAGAGGATGACGAGGAAGAAGTAGTAGAGTTTGATGACGAAGAAGAAGATAACTACTACGTTGAGGCAATGGTTGTTATTGCTAACGGTGGTATTCTGCTCAAGGCTGAGAAGAACCCATACATGATGCAGGATCGTCCTGTTGTCGCATTCCCTTGGGATGTCGTTCCTAGCCGCTTCTGGGGCAGAGGAGTATGTGAGAAAGGGTATAACAGTCAGAAGGCGTTAGACGCAGAACTACGCGCTAGAATCGACGCTCTTGCCCTAACCATCCACCCAATGATGGCTATGGACGCTTCTCGTATGCCTCGTGGTGCTAAACCAAGCATACAGCCAGGAAAGACTATTCTAACTAACGGCGACCCAAGGGAGGTTCTACAGCCATTTAACTTTGGTAACGTGAGCCAGATTACCTTTGCACAGGCACAGTCTCTACAGACCATGGTACAAACTGCCACAGGCGCTATTGACTCAGCAGGTATTGCAGGGTCTATCAATGGCGAAGCTACAGCCGCTGGTGTCTCTATGTCCCTAGGTGCTATCATCAAGCGACACAAGCGTACCCTAATCAATTTCCAAGACTCCTTCCTGATTCCATTCGTACAGAAGGCTGCTTACCGCTACATGCAGTTTGAGCCTGAGCTATACCCAGTAGCTGATTACAAGTTCCACACCTCTAGCTCGTTAGGCATCATTGCCCGTGAGTATGAAGTAACACAGCTTGTACAGTTGCTGCAAACCATGTCACCTGATCAGCCTATGTATCCTAAGCTGGTAACATCTATCATTGACAACATGAACCTGTCTAATCGTGAAGAGTTGATTGCTACGCTTGAGCAGGCTAACCAGCCTAACCCAGAAGCACAGCAGGCAGCACAGGCAGCACAGCAAGCTCAGTTGGCATTCCAACAGTCACAGACTGCTGCACTACAAGGACAGGCGCAAGAGTCACAAGCTAGGGCGCAGAAGCTGGTTGTTGAAGCACAGGCAATACCAGAGGAG